ATATTTGTGCGTTCTTGATTATTAATCATAAGTGGCTTATTAGAGATAAGATTATCTACTAGATTGCCTTCTAATACAGGATTGTCAGCCTTAGCGACTAACTGCATTAAATCATCTAAATCAAAACGAGAAAGAGTAGTTGCGAATGCTCTATGGAATTCAGGATGATCTGAACCTACAACACGATAGATCTTTCCAATAAGTCGAGTCTTAGCATCTACTGATCGCATATCTCCAGCAGAGATACGATTTGACATAAGTTTTAAGTGCTCATCTACTGCTTCACTTAGGAGTTTAGCACCCTCTGGATCCTTGAATGAATTCCCCATGATATCATTTTCATATCGAGCAATATGGCTTGCTAGTTTCTTGATACCTGATGCATTTGGATCTGCAATCATCATAGCAACATATCCAAGTGGGTGAGATAGTAATGTCTCATGTCCAGATAGGTATTGACGGAATTGCATTTCGCCAACGTTACGCACAATATAAGACATACGGAATGCTAACTGAGCAGTACGCCAAACTTCGCTAAATTCTTCTGATACAACCTCTAGTGCTGCGCGAGTTCCAACCAACTTTTTGTTGGCTTCATACTTCTTAACTGCACGATAAATAGGCTTAGTATCTGGCAGACGAATTACGTCATCCATAAATTGGTGTGCATAAACAGCACCAGTCATAGGAATCTCTTTGCCATCTTGAATCAATACACCAGGCAAACGTCCTTCTGCAAGAAGTGTATTGGCGTATGATGTCATCAAAGCCTTGTCATCACCTGAAAGTTTAAGTTCTTTTGCAAGTAGTTCTTTAAGTTCTGTGCTTGCAGGGTTAACTCTATTGATAATTGATTCTTGTGCTTGAATAAAGGCATCATCAATAATCTTACTTCGGATAGTATTGATACTGCGCTCTGTCGTAGCAGTTGCTGTAATCAACTTATTCAATGTAGAATCAATAACTTCTTGTGATACTCCAGCAGTTCCCATCCATTCAGAAACGCCTTTACCAAGAAGATCTAGATCATTTAATGGAAGAATCTTTGATCGAGCATATTGCTTTGTAAAGAACATTTCCATTTTTTCCATACGAGCCATAGCCTTTGGGCTTACTGGCATAACAGATTTAACTAATGGAACTGAAGCAGCAAGTGCCTGACCACGAAGAGTCATACTGCGTGCCAACTGAGGATCTGCAGTAGCAGATGCTAGATGTGAACGAAGTACCAATAATACCTCGTCTGCTGACTTAGCATCAGCAAGAGCACCTGCAACTTCTAGGTCAATCTTGTTGTTAAATAAACGTAATATACGTGCAGCACTTGTTTCTTGTGCTACAATATCTGCTACAACAGCAAAACGCTTGCCTAAAAGAAAGTCATTTACTTTATTAACATCTTGTGCTAGTGGCCCACCGATGCCATCTACAAGACCAGCCTCTGCTGAATATAACTCTTTTAGGAAATTCTTTTCGCCGATCTCTACTTCGAGATCCATTAACTTTCCAAGTTTAGCATACTGTGGATTGTTTACCATGTGTGCAATTAGATCTGGATCTTTTGAAGCATAATCGCGTAGAACTTCGATTTCTTTAATCTTTCGATCAAGATCTTTCTTTGATCTAGCAGCGGCACTACGCTTTTTTTCAGCCTTAGCAAGAGCCTTTTTAGCATCCTGAATTGGTGAAACAGAATCAATAACTGTACCAACTCGTGTGCTATCTGCAAGGAATTGACTAATGTCGGCTGCTTTAGCAGCAACAATATCACTATTTACAATTGCTACTCCACCAACACGTCCAAAAATAGAGCGTGTATTAGAAAATGCGTCTACTTTCCAAATCTCTTCGATCATATTGGTAAGTAGTCCTACTGCGTGCTCGTTCTTTGTAGCAGCAACCTTGCCGATTAGACCAGCAAGATTTGCAGTCTTGTCACCCATGAGGATATTATCTATATAATCTGTACCACGTATAACTTCAAGAGCCTTACGTGTTGCTTTTGGTAAAGATACATCTTGAACTGCGTTTTCAATGTCATCAAATAGACGTCCACGTAGTTTTTGCTCAAGATCTACTTGTTCTTTTGTAAATTTTGTATAGTCTGTAGTTAGATCAAGTACATTTACGTCTGCTTTTTCCAAAGCAATTGCGTATTCATCCATATCACGAGCACCAACAACAAATTGACCCTTAGTTGGTAGTTCTTCAACCATAAAAGCGCCAGGAAAAGCGTTGCGTGTATTGGTGAAATCAGCAGATAGCGTAGAAAGAGCACGAATTGTATCGTCTTGCTTGCCAGCAATTATAGTATCTTCAAGGAACTTAGATACATTTGCATCTTCAATCTCAGGAAGAGTCTTAGATGTCGCCTTTTCAACAGAATCGTAATACTTTGTTAGTCCCATATTACGTGCTTCTATTAAAGCACGCTCTGCTTCTGTAACTTCTTTATCGGCACGCATATAACTGTTATCAACTGCGCGTGTAATCTTGCCAACTTCGTTTTGACGGGCCTTTAAAATATCTTTTTCATCACCAGTTGGGTTTAAAATGTTACGTATTTCTTGTTCGCGCTGAGCAATAGCCTGTGCTTCTGCGCGTGCACGTCCATCCTTAGCAGCACCCTTCCATGTTGGAGTAGTGAGTGCTTGCTTGGCGGCAGTTTTACCACCACCCTTTGCTAGGATAGTTCCAGCCTTGAGTGCTGGAGCAATACCAAATGATGCATATGTAGTTGGATCTGCCGCTACGTTAAGAACTGCATCGATAATTCCAGATGCTGTTTTGTACAAAGTGCTATTAGGATCTGCACCAACTGTAGATAATGTAGCACGACCAATAGTAAATGATTGACCATTGACGCGTCCAAAGGACTGCATAGCACGTGCTTGTTCTTTACCTACACGGGATTTAGGATCGATAAAAAAACCAGAGCCTGTGCTTACTCCGCCACCATCAAAAATGTCGCGTGCGGTTGCTCCGAGGGTAGTCGTTTTACCGAAAAGTAATGTGCCAGGATTAAGATCCTTGGCAAGTTGCATTCCTGCACCTTTTTCACCTTGTGAAACTGCATATACGTTACGTGCTGCAGTGGTGAGATAATCGTATGGACTGCGAAGAGCAGCAAAACCAATACGTGAAGTTCCTTTAAGTGTGCCGTATACAGCATCACCTACAGTTTGAAAAAGTGATTTATCTTTATTGAACGTGGAAGGAAGATCTTTAACGGCAGTGGCAGCACGAATGGCGCTCTGGATACCGTCAAGTGAAGTAACCTTATCGATACCAGGGGTATCTGCATTTGCTCCAGCCTTAACTAGACCAACGATTACTTCTTTTGAAAGAAAAGGATACTTAGTAATAATTGATTTAAAATTAGCATGTTGAGAACCATCTAAAGTTGCTACCGACTGATTTATGAGTCGACTGAGCATATCACCTTGGGTGTTAGCCATGATACTGGCAGACTTTTTACTCTGTGCAGAGTTTGGATCGTAAATGCCTAAATCAATAGCCACTAATATACGCCCTCTTCGTTGTAGGCTTCGACCATACGACGTAGTTCAGGAGAAGGACTGGCAAGATACATAGCACGAACAAGAACAGATCCTGGGTCGCTAGAAATAAAATTAGCGTTTAATGCTTCTGGACCAACACCAGGTGTATTTCCACCAGCGCCATCTGTAAGGGGCGTATTTGGATTTCCAGGTGCGAATGCACCAGTAACCTGTGTTGATGGACCAACGTCCATAGCAGGTGGTTGATATCCAGCACTTACTGCAGATGCAGTTGTTGCCATATCCCCACCTTGTGAAAGTTCACGGTTAGTCTTTAATGAACCACGTGGTGCACCTGTGGCATTAGCCATAGTTGCTTCACGTTGTACGCGCTGTGTACGCTCAACGACATTTTGGTCTGTACGAGAGGCGTTTTTACCTACCCCTGAAACTACCTGCTTTACCATTAGTCGTCCTCTTCATCTTCTAAATGTTGTAGTATATCTCTTTTTGTTGGTTTTTCTTGTAACCAATCAGGATATGCTTGTTTTGCTGACAGTATCCATAGAGCATTATCATTACTAAATCCTGCTTTGCGCAATGATTTATAAAACTCATGTAACTCAATTGCATATTGATCTAACTTGGAATAATTATCATCAGCAACCTTTTCAGTTTGTCTTTTACGAGTTGCCATGATTTATCCTAACTGTGAGAGAATTCCTTGTAAGTCTTGTGGTACCTGTGGTTGTTGAGGGGTTCCACCAGAGGGTTGACCAGGAGTGGCTGGGGACGGGGGCGCCTGCTCTACTGGGCCCTGTGAGCCTGGTGGAACCATCTCTGGCTGTGCTGGTTGTTCAGGTGTTTCCACCTTAAACACGGCCAACGCAGCAGCCTCTATGCTGTCCCCCTTGCGACGACGCTCAATCACGTCCGCAATATTTTGAATTAGTTTAGATGGATCTTGTCCTTGCGCTGCCATAGCAGGAATTGCTTGCGCGCTTGCAGTGATTGCTACACTGAGGTTTTCTCGCATCTTTTCAATTTCAATTCGTTGTTCTTCCATTGTGACATTAACAGCCCAAGGTAGTTCACGACGAATGAAGTCTTTTGATACTAGGTCTGCACCTAGTGCTTGTAGTGAGAAGATCAGAGCACGCGAAGGATCTAATCCAGCCATCAAGCCATATCGGACTTCTACCGAAGTATCACCCTTAATGTCCTTGCTTGGCATGTACTTTAACTCGTACGGTGTGCCTTGCGCTACGCCTCTGACGCTCTTCTTTACATTGAAAAGGACTTCATCCATTTCAAAACATAACTTGATAACATCTTCTAGAACCTCAGCAATAACTGTTTGACCAGCCTTGATCTGAGAATCAAATGCACCAAGCAATGCCTGAACACCTTGACCAGTGATAACACTTGCGTCAATGTTTCCAGTTCTACCTTCAGGATATCGAGCACCAAGTCTTAATTCTGATTGGAGTGATGATTGCTCCTGGAAAGTAGCAGCGGGAATGTCCAAACGGACACGCCCAACGCCATTAGGTTGGCTTGTACGAATGATTGCATCTGGGCCCATAGGCATGTCCAGAACATCATCAGGTACAACCAAAGGAGCCTGGATCGACTTTTCAGCCGCTTCCATGGCTAGGTTTGCAAAACGTGCGCGAGCAAGTTGAACAAATACAACATCATCAAACTGTCCACGTGGCTGACCATCAATGGATGGACGTTCTGCAATGAGAACTGTCATCTTACCCATTGGGTTGTTTGCTTGACTTAGGACTAGATTTCTACGTGAAGGAACATACAAGATAATATTCTTTTTATCCATATAGCGGATAAGTTCAACTTCTTGGTTAAGATTCTGGTCATATCCAAATACACCTAGGATTGCATTTGCGTACTCAGGGAACTCATTTGCTAGTTCACCGATTGATTTTGTATAACGCTTAGCGTAGGCTATAACACGACCAAAACGATCACGCTCATAATATGCACCAGTAGGATCTTCCACGCGAATACGTGGCATGTCGTTTTCCCAGTCTGGCTCAACGTGGATTGGTAAGAATCCATATGAGAAGTACTGGTCTGAACCTGGGTACATCTGAGTCTGTAGACGAGATGTATATACATAGTTGTTTGCAATCATGCTTCGCTTATCAGCAAAGGCACGTGCTACATCTGATGTTACATTTGTAGTAGAACAGTTAATTGATGGCAGTGGGGCAAGTACTTCTGCTAAGTCGCGTGCTGCGACGTCAATGAAGTTTGCAACCATTGCGTGTGGCAAATCAGAAGGGAACATATCAGGAAAGACGTTTGCCATCTCACCTTTACGCACCATCAGAATCTTAGCCATGCTGTTATCGCGATCTGCAGCGCGATGCTTCATGGCATCTACACGCTGTGCGATAGCCTTAATATCTGCCATTGTTGTCCTATTCGCCTAATTCATAATCATTAAGATTAACTATATATCGAGTATTCATTTGTCTTTCAGTTGCCCATTTGTTAGGCAAGTGGCTCTGACCCATACGGGTAGTGCCAATGACTTCACGTGCTCTTAGTTCACAGAACCACAAAGCCATCACGCAGTCTGTCTTGCCTTTAGTGTCAGGCTTCCAAGTGATCAACTGTTGGATCAAAGCCTTTATACCTTCGGAGCCATCCTGAGATGGCATCTCGATTAAGTTATCATCTTGATGTGTATTGTTACGCATAGTCCCAAAGAGACCAGACATAGCGGCTACACCAAAACTTGTATCCCACTTGTTCCTACCAGTGAACTGACTAGAGAACTTTACACCAGAAGAGGCAAGGAATGATCTCAGCACGTCATCTAAAGCGTATGCTTTCTGATGAGCGTTAGTTTCAATACGTATTTCTTGTGGACTGTACTTTCCAACCCAGTCCTCAATAAGATTTTGAATCTTTTGTGGAGTAGGCTCTTGCATATTCTCTACATCTAAGATGTATCGTTTTCTTGTCTGACGGTCAACCGTCATAATAACAGCAGCGGTATTGCCACTCATCGCTGGGTCTAAGCCCATGATGGTGTACCACTGACCTTTCTCACTGGGATGACCAGGAGTACCAGGCTTTAGGATCCCGCGTTTTCGCATCCTGTTGATTGAACCTTGGACACACGTAGGCGGAAATATAGAATCCTCTTGGACATCCTGCTGCTGGTATACAAGCGCCCAAGCAGAAGGGCTAACTTCTGAGCGTCTCCTGAAGAGTGCTGGCCCATTCCATTTTGGATATAGACCGTCGTCATCGGGAAGGATATTTTCATCAGAACCTTCCCATGGTATGTTTGACTTTGGCCAGAGCGTAACCCAATCTTCAGGGTCATCATGTACCTCTAACACCGCTGGCATGGACATATACGTAAAAGGAGTCTTGCCACCAGTCCAGTGCTCAGGGTTTCTGATCTCACGGTATAAATCATTTGAGGCGATACGGGTTCCTACGATAAGTAGTTTGCCGTTATCACCAAGTCTTGTGACTACATCTCGCTGGAGCCAGAGAAGTTGCTTCTCCCACTCATGCGCGTTTGAAGTCGTAACAACGTCATCCAAGATGATGAGGTTGGAACGGGCGCCAGTAATCTGGCCACCAACTCCAAGCGCTTGTACCGTCGGATCCTTCTCGGTAGAATCACGAGAAAGGTAAATCCTATCAGCCTTCCAAGTATCCGCATCTTCTTTCCATCCACCACTAGAGCCATAGACAGATTGCATCTTAGCCCAGCGCTCATGTGATAGGCGCTGCTTAATTGAGTAGAGATACTCCTTGGCGCGTTCCTGCGTTTTGGAGACAATCGTAATCTTAATATTCGGATCCATGGCTATCCGATAGACACAGTAGTTGACTGTGATCACGGTAGACTTGGCGTGCTCAGGGGGCACATTGAGCAGCAGACGTTTAGGGCTGGCTGGCTCATAGACCATCGACTCATGTAAAAAGGATGGCTCACGGTTCTCAATGATGTCAATCCAGGAACGGTGATGGGGGAAGATCGGGCTATCAAGGAACTCCTTCGAGAACTCCTCAAAGCCTATCTTAAACTTGGCATCTCCTGTGACTATGGAGAGAACCTTTTCGCCTTCTAGGCGGGCCTTCTCAAGGGCCTTCATGAACTGTTCGTCCTTGCGCCAGTCTTTCATGACGTCAGATTTGCGACCAGCCCTGGCTAGTGAGTCCTGTAGATCTAGCCCTTGCCCTATAAATTCTAATACCTTTGCCTTGGCTTCTCTGAGTGCCTTGACATTGTGATGCTCAGCACCCTTACCTGCGGCCATTGTTAACTCCCCTAATAATCCCCCATTTAAAAAGGGTAAATAAACCCCCTTGGCGGCACGCGCCCCACACTGCGGGTCGCGGCCCCCCGGAGTGT